GGCTGTGAACTGTTTGCCAAGATGTGCTATGAAAAGATGGATTGGCTATTAAAGAACGGTAACCATCGTTATCCACTGAATCCAACTGTTCGTATCAAATCTGCAGAAGTGTTTGAACACGCAGGCAATTCTGCTATCTACGAAGGCGACTTTCCTGTAGATCGAGGATGAATAGTTTTGAAAAGATATGGGCCCGGGCTACCGGGCACCTGATGGGACACACTGATGACGATCGTCCAGATGTCCCAATACTCACTGTTCGCGAAGCAAGGATAGCACTATTCCTAAAAACCTTTTGGGTGATCATTCACGTAATTACCTGTCTGTTTATTATTGCCAATGTCATTAGACACTGGTAAATAATAATATGCGTACATTTTCAATTAACAGACTCATCGCCGGTAACGATAATAAAATTTTTCTTATCGCCGGCCCTTGCCAAATAGAAAGTCAAGATCATGCCGAACAGCTCGCAGGTAGTATTAAAGAAATCTGCGATAGTTTAGATATTGACCTTATCTACAAAAGTAGCTTCGACAAAGCTAATAGATCTAGTATCAATACGAAAAGAGGTATTGGCATTGATGAAGGATTAAAGATCCTTAATTCTATCAAACACGAATTCGGTATTCCTATTCTTACTGACATACACGAAAGCTATCAGGCTGAACTAGTCGCTGATGCAGGTATTGATGTTATTCAAATTCCAGCTTTTCTATGTAGACAAACCGACTTGTTATTGGCTGCTGGTCGAACTGGTTGTGCTGTTAATGTTAAAAAAGGTCAGTTTCTTGCGCCGCAGGATATGAAAAATGTCGCTGACAAAATAGCATCAACCGGCAATGAACGTATCATGCTATGCGAAAGAGGATATACACATGGATACAATAATCTTGTGGTGGACATGCGCAGTCTACCTATTATGGCACGTACTGGTTATCCCGTGGTCTTTGACGCTACACATTCTGTACAGCAGCCTGGAGGAATGGGAACAAGCTCAGGTGGAGACCGCGAAATGGTGCCCTACTTGGCGCGGGCTGCTGTAGCCACTGGTTCGATCGCAGGAGTGTTTGTAGAGACACACGAGGATCCCGATAATGCACCTAGCGATGGTCCTAACATGATTAAAATTAACGATTTAAAATCTATATTAGAGGATTTAGTTGCGATCGATGGAATTGTCAAAAGAAGAACGTAAAAGAATCAAAGCCGAAGAGAAGGCTCGAAAAATGAATCAATCAATCTCTGAAGTTCCGTTTACTAATTTTAAGTATACTGTTCTCTGTGTAAAGTTTGGCAACAAATATAGTAGAGACTATGTTGAACGTCTAAGAAACATGGTTTCAAGACATCTTACACTTCCCTACGAATTTGTGTGTCTTACCGATGATAAACATCCTATAGATGGTGTTCGTAGCATCGTCATACCAAATGCAGGTTATTCCAAAGGTTGGTGGCATAAAGTTCATATGTTCGATCCAAGTTTACCCTTAAATGGAAGAGTTTTATACATGGATCTAGATGTTATTGTTTGTAAAAATATTGATAAACTTTTTACTCATCACGATAAAGATTTTTTAGGAATTAGAGATTTCAACAGAAAATTCCATACATCCTTTAATTCTCTTAATAGTTCTGTTATGTGTTGGAATGCCGGGGAAAAATCTTATATATTTGATCAATTCATTAGTAACATCAATGGCGCACAGCGTATGCACGGAGACCAAGATTGGATCTGGCATGTGGCTAAACATGATATAAAATTTTGGCCTGATGAATGGATTCAAAGTTACAAATGGGAAATACGTGATAAAAATGAAGTAGCCTACAATCAAGGTGTACGAACCTTTAAAACAATCAAAAATCCTGTTATACCCGAAACTTGTAATATTGTAGTATTTCACGGCGATCCAAAACCCGAAAATATCAAAGATCCTTTCGTTGTTGACAACTGGCGTTAATTTTGCTATAATTATAGCATGACTACAAAACGCATAGGCTTTGCCTGTAAATGGATCGACCGTCCCGATCAGGTCAACGGCATTAAACCCAAAGACGACTGTAAAAAATATAATACAGGTTCCACTACTGTTGCTTGGTTAAATAGACAAACCAAGGATGTGGCTGTAGAAAAGCTCTGGTCTTTAATGGAGCAAAATATCGAATCGTGCCGCTTGCTTGTAGAACGAGTAGGAGAACTAGATGAAAATCTTAGAATGGTACGACTCAGTAGTGATATCCTTCCTGTATACACTGAGCCAACTTGGGGCTGGTTTTGGAGGACTCCCGATGTCCGATCAGCTTGCGAAAGAGGATTTCAACGAGTGGGAGATGCAGCTCGCTCGCGTGGTGTTCGGTTGTCTTTTCATCCTGGTCAGTTTACTGTGCTGGCTAGCGATAATCCAGATATTGTAAATCGATCAATTGAAGAATTTGAATATCATGTGGACATGGCTCGTTGGATGGGCTACGGTAAAACGTTCCAAGACTTTAAAATCAACGTCCACATCGCAGGACGACAAGGACCGATGGGCATCGTTGCTGCGCTGGCTCGCATGAGTCCCGAAGCTCGAAATACACTTTCTATCGAGAACGACGAAATAAGTTGGGGTACAGATGCTAGCCTTGAATTGGTTGATCACTGTGCGCTGGTATTAGACATACATCATCATTGGATACACACAGGAGAATATATTGAAGCGAATGACGACCGTGTTAAAAGGATTATTGATAGTTGGCGCGGTCAGCGTCCTGTTATACATTATAGTGTTTCACGGGAAGAGCATCTTACTGACCATCCCACAGACGCCCTTCCCTCCCTTGATGCGTTAATGACTCAAGGACATAAAAAAGCAAAACTCAGAGCACATTCAAATTTCTACTGGAATACAGCAGCAAATGAATGGGCACTGAGTTTTAGAGATAACTTCGATATTATGTGCGAGAGCAAAGCTAAGAATCTAGCATCGTTCGCACTTTACGAAGAAGCTAAGAAGATTACTTAGCTTTTGGCTTACGTGTAGTTGTTTTCTTAACAGTTTCTTTGGCCTTGGTTGTAGCTTTTTTAACTCCAGCTTTGGCTTTTTCTTTAACAACTTTCACATCGGCCGCATCAACCTTGCCGTCTTTATTAACATCAGCGGTGGCTTTAACGCCCTCAACTGTGTTCTGGACTGCAACTTTGATATCGTTAGCGTCAACCTTGCCGTCTTGGTTTACATCAAAACTTTTAGAGTTTCTATTGTAATACCAAATTCCGCCGAGGGCTACTGCTACGATTGCGATAATGATAATTTCCATAGTGGATCTCCTTGTGGATTATTTAGTAATAAATATTAGGTAGGTAAAAAAAGGAGCATAAAATGTTAGATACATTATTTTGGGTAGCAATAGGAGCATTTATTGGTTGGAATTTTCCACAGCCGTTTTGGGCTAAAATAATTCAAGAAAAGATTCAATCTATGATCGCTAAAAAATAAAGAGGAAAAGAAATGGCATATTCAGACAAAGTTATTGACCACTACGAGAACCCTCGAAATGTAGGTAGCTTTGACAAGAATGATCCCGAGGTAGGCACCGGCATGGTCGGTGCTCCTGCCTGTGGCGATGTAATGAAGCTACAGATCAAAGTTAACGAAGAGGGAATTATCACAGATGCGAAGTTTAAAACTTATGGCTGCGGTTCGGCGATCGCGTCGAGTTCACTCGCAACAGAGTGGCTCAAAGGTATGTCGCTGGATCAGGCAACTAATATCAAAAATTCACAAATAGCTGAAGAATTAGCATTGCCACCGGTTAAGATACATTGTTCAATATTAGCAGAAGATGCTATTAAAGCAGCCATAGCAGATTATAAGATCAAGCATGATATCAATAACACCGTTAGCAGCTGAAAAAGTTCGCACACATCTACAGCGTAGAGGGCAAGGACACGGTATTAAAGTAGGTGTAAAAACCACAGGATGTAGCGGCCTTGCCTATGTTCTCGAATATGTAGATGAGCCTTTGCAAGAAGATATGAGTTTTGTTAGCGAGGGTATTCATATATTTGTAGATCCTAAAGCTCTGCCCTATGTCAATGGTATGACTATGGATTGGATAAAAAACGGATTAAACGAAGGATTTGATTTTGTAAATCCCAACGAAAGAGATCGTTGCGGTTGCGGCGAAAGTTTTAGAGTTTAATATTTTCCTACAGGAAGAGTAGTACTAGCTGGCATATCCCAGATTTTTTTACGTTCGACTCCTTTTTTCTGTCCGAACTTTTTACTATCACATTGGCTACAGCAATGAAAATAATTATTACTCATGCGTCTATAGTTTGTCTTTTTTAGATCTCTTTTAAAGATACTATCGCAATTGTCACATCTAAAGACCAAAATGGTCTTTTTTCTTTTATAGGTATGGATTTTTCCCGTCTTGCTACGACGTTGATACTCTAGTATTTCTATTGTCTTTTCTAAAAACATCTTATATTTACATCCTGCTTATAAAATTTTGGGCTAAATATCATATAAACCTAGTTTAGAGGATCCGCAATGGCAAGAAAAATTATAGACATCGGTGCGATCGGCAACGATGGAACTGGCGATAGTATTCGCGACTCTTTCCGAAAAGTCAACGATAACTTTAGAGAATTATACAGCTCGCTCGGTCTCGGTGACAAATTAACCTTTAGAAATCTAGAAGATACTCCTAATTCATATGCAGGACAAGAAAATGCTGTTGTAGCGGTTAATCCTACTGAAACTGGATTGATGTTTAAACAGTTAGTTCCTGGAACTGGTATTCAATTTGACTTTACATCAAGTCCTACAGAAATTGGTATTTCTACTATTTTCTCAGAAATCTCCGGAGATGCTACACCTCAATTAGGTGGCGATTTAAGTGCAAGGTCAGGCGGAAGCCAGTGGCGTATATTAGATCTTACTACTCCTATTTTCCAAGACGAGGCCTCTACTAAGGGCTATGCTGATACTAAAATCGGTAGGGCTGGAACAAATTCTATAGATCCTAGAACCAATGCAGTAAATCCCGATTTTGGTGTGATGACTGGACCGTTGATTCTATCCAGAGATCCGGAACCAGACGACGACGAAACATACAACGGTTTGATCGCTGCTACTAAACGATATGTTGATAGTTCTGCATTCGGTAGTTCGGTTAACTTGTATGTTGCTATGTCGGGTAAAGATGAAAGACCCGGTGTTAGTGGCGCTGTACAGGGCCGCGCATTAGCCTATGCTTATAGAACTTTTGAAGCAGCACTAAAACGTGCTGAAGAATTAGTAAACGAATCTAGAGTTGAAATTGGACCTTATAAGAAAGTTCTAACCTACGGAAATGGTGCGGGAGAGTGTTATCTAGCTAGTATCGCAGAAGCACCTGGCGGTGGTGCAGGATTTGCAGGTACTATCTTCATGAGTGTTAGCGGCGTCCAAATTGATGCTGTGGGTAACAATTACCGACCAGGGGATATTCTTACTATTTCCGGAGGAACATTCACTGAAGCTTGTAGAATCGAAATCTTAACAACTACTTCATTACCGGGTGGCGTTTTAACTTTTAGAGTTATTTCAACTGGTGTTTATAGTGTGTTACCCGGAAGTTCTAGCGTAGCAACTACTAGCAATAGTGCATTTGGAAACGGTGCAAAGTTTGATCTAACATATTCTGTTAATAATATCGTTATCGATAGCCCAGGATCTGGATATGGTTTAGTTTCTGTTAGGATTACAGGTGGCGGTGGTACTGGAGCCTTTGGCTCGGCTGACGTTGTTAACGGATCTATCGCAAGTATTACTATCACTGATAAAGGTACTGGTTTTACCTCTTTACCTAGTTTGGTAGTCAATCTTCCTAGATTTAAAATCTTTACAGACGGTGCTAGAACTGACTTCACCGGAGATGTTACTGATAACAGCGCACAGGCTATCAGAAGTCGAGACATAAGAGAAGGTCTATATCTTAGAGGCGAAAGAAGCGGCGCCTTAGCACAGATATTGTCGCATTCGGGTCAGTTAGACGGTGACGATGAAATATTCGATGTCGACATTCAATTCGGTGCATTTGAACTTAATGAACCTATCAGTTATGGCGATATCACTAAAAATATACAGATTACTATCTTAGTTGAATCAGGAACCTACGAAGAAAACTTCCCGTTGCGTGTTCCTCAAAACGTAGCGATCGTCGGCGATGAATTTAGACGTTGTATAATTAAACCGAAAAAAGGCATCAGCTCAAGTCCTTGGGCATTACTATATTTTAGAAGAGATGATCAAATTGACGGCAACGTCCGTGGTGAAACTAATCTTAATTTATTGGCTCCTACTGATCGTCCTTTCGGTTATCATTACCTTCACGATCCAAGTCAACCATGTTATCCTCTGATTAACAATCCTGGGAATTATCGTGCGGCTGCTGACCTGCTGACTTTGAACAAAACATTCATTGCGGCAGAAATTATTGCTTTTATTAATGATAGAAAAATAAAAAATATCTCTCCGTTTTCGCCTGCATTCGATTATGATCAAAATATCTGCCAACGAGATGTAGGCCTATTGATCGATTCAATGGCGTTTGACTTAAGATA